GCTCTACTGCCCATCCGCTAGTTAATGGTGCTACTAACTCTAATGAGCCTACTACTGCGGCTGACCTGAATGAAACTTCTCTAGAAGCTGCTATCATTCAAATCGGTGGTTGGACTGACGAGCGTGGTCTGTTAATTGCATCACAGCCTCGTAAACTCATTATCCCTTCAAACCTGCAATTCGTTGCAACTCGTTTGTTAGAGACTGAAGGACGTGTAGGTACTGCTGATAACGATGTCAACGCACTCCGTAACAACGGTTCAATCCCAGAAGGTTACGCAATTAACCATTATCTGACTGATACCGATGCGTGGTTCTTGATGACTGACGTACCTAACGGCTTGAAGCACTTTACCCGTAGCCCAATGTCTACATCTATGGATGCAGATTTTGACACTGGTAACAGCCGCTATAAAGCTCGTGAGCGTTACTCGTTTGGTGTATCTGATCCACTGGGCATCTTCGGAAGCCCCGGCGCGTAAGAATATTTGTATGGGATAGTGGTCTTAGGCTGTCACCTCTCATTAACTAACCCATATAAATATGTAGTACTAAGGGGGCTTCGGCCCCCTTTTTTATGTTTGACATAAAGTACTATATGGTGATAGATTACTGTATATCGGGAAACAATCCGGTGAATCTGACAGACCCGACTGACGACATGTAGACAGATTTGCCTTAACTCGCATGTGAGAACTATATAATGGCTAATACAACTTTTAACGGCCCAGTCCGTTCAATAAATGGCTTTGAGTCTATCTCAGTAGCCGCAAACACAGGTGTAGAAACTACTGGCTTTGCTGTTTCAGCAGCAGGTGCTATCTCTACTTCAAGTACGCTAACCGCAAGACAACCAATCATTACGACTTGGGAAGCTTCTGGCGCAATCACCGATGCGCTGACAATTGCCCAATCAGGGTCTGTTGTTTTAATACACGGTACTTTAGACAACGTAATTAATATCCCTGCATCTTCAGGTGCTAATACTGGCGCATACTTTGACTTCTTAGTCACTACAGCGGTAGCTTCTGGCAAGACAACGACTGTTGCTATCCCCGCTGCAACAGGCAGCACTTTCTTAGCTCAAACTCAGCTAGCCGCAGGAACAGCCTCTAACGCTGTTATTACTAACGCAGGAGATACTTTTACCTTTGTAGCCGCAACAGGAATTGGTGGACGCGCCCGTATGACTTGTGTATCAGACAACGGTACTGGTCAAGTATGGATGATTTCTTCATCTAGCACTCCTATTGCTACTGTAGCCTAATACTTAAATAGGAGTAGATCATGGGTATGTCAGATGTAAGAGCAGTCACTATAACTGCTGATACAGTAGCTTTAGACGCTGATGGGATATCAGTAGCAGCCTCCGTTGGGAATAACGCAGCACTTGTAATAGGTGGTGCGTTAGCTTCAGGCGGTGCTGTTGCGCTTAGTCATGGAAGGATTGTAACGATTCTTTCTGCGGGTAATGATGCGGCTAAGTCTTTTACGGTAGTTGGTACTGATGTTAATGGAGATGCTCAAACAGAATCCATTACAGGTGCTAATGCTGGTACGGCTACTGGAACTACCTACTTTCTAACCATTGCTTCAATTACTGCTGTGGGCAACCCAGCAGGTAATGTCTCAGCAGGAGTTAACGCTTCAGCAGCGGATGTTATTTTTGCAGGTAGAAGCAGGCTTAAAGGTATTTATTTAACAAGCACAGCTACAGCAGGCACTGTTGATTTTCTAAATTCATCTCCTTCAGGAACAAGTATTATGGGGTTAAGCTCCGTTGGTGATGCTGATGCAACAAGAGATGTTGTTATACCAGAAGAAGGTGTTTTGTTTAAAGATGGTATTTACGTTGAATACACAGTATCAACATTCTTAACCATGACAGTGTTTCATGCGTAAGTACTATAAAAAAGGCGGCGGAGTGGGCATGAAAGGTATGTCCATTAGTAGTGGCGATAAACGCCCTACTAAGTCCGGCGCGGGTATGACTGCTAAAGGTGTAGCTAAGTATAAGCGTAATAACCCCGGTTCTAAGCTAAAGACTGCGGTTACAGAGAGTAAGCCGAAAGGTAAAAGAGCTGCTAGACGTAAGTCGTATTGTGCGCGTTCAGCAGGACAAATGAAGCAGTTCCCCAAAGCTGCTAAAAACCCCAATTCAAGGCTACGTCAAGCACGTAGGCGTTGGAAATGTTAGGAGAAGTACAATGGCACTACCAATAATAGCGGCGATAGCGAGAATAGGTATTGGCGCGGCAATAAAGAAGTTTGGCAAGGGCGCAGTAAAGAAGGCTGTAAATGCCAAGAAGAAAGACAAACCTCGTGGTGCTACACGCAATCCTCCTAAAAAGGTTGAAACAGCCGCTAAGAAAGACAAACCTCGTGGCGCTACACGCAATCCTCCTGAAAAGACCAAAATAACTACGGGTAGTAAACCTCGTGGTGCTACACGCAATGCTACTAAAAAGATTGAAGCGGCTACTAAACCTCGCGGTGCTACACGCAATGCTACTAAAAAGATTGAAGCGGCTACTAAACCAAAAAGTACTAGCAGGATAGGAAAAGCTTTAGAATCTGTAAAACAATTAGAAAGAGGTGTTAGTAGTAGAGCTGGTTCTAAAAAAGGATTAGAGGCTATAAAAGGAACAACTACTCGTAACAGAGGTAAAGGTTATGGGTTAAGACAAAAAGGTAGTGGCAAGATGGCTACCGCCGAGCAGAGAGCTGCTAACGTAAGAAGTGGTCGTCGTAGAATTGGTGTAGGAGCAACCGCAGCGTCACTTATCCCAATGGGAGGAGAAGACGCGGCTAAAAAGACAGTTACGCCTAAAGTTACTCCTAAAGGGGCTAAACCTAAAGCTACTGTTACTCCCAGTACTACAGCCAAACCTTTTAATATGACTGCCCCTCAAAATTTAAAGCCTAGAACTACTCCTAGTACTACTAAAAAGCCTAGTGCTCCTAGTAATAATATGCAGTCGCCATATAGCGGGAAAAAATTACCTCCAAAAAGTGACTCTAGTAAGTACGCAAAGCCTAAAAGTGCTCCTAGTAAAGGAGATAGTTGGAAGCAGTACAAAACTATAGCGGCAGCAAAAGCTGCAAATTCTCCTTTTTATAGTAAAGGGGGTAAAAAAATGGCCGCTGCGTTTAAAGAAGATTTAGGTAAGGGAGAATCTTTACGCGACTATATGAACAAAAAACTAGGCAAGACTAGAAAGATGATGGCTGGTGGCGGTGTTAAGAAGATGAACATGGGCGGTATGGCTACTCCCAACGCTGCTGGTATGGATTCTGCGGCTATGATGGCTATGAAGAAAAAGAAGCGTAAGCCTATGATGCCTGCTCAACGAGCTATGGCTGGCGGTGCTTCTGTACCCATGATGAAGAAAGGCGGTAAGGTTCGCGGTGCGGGCATTGCTAAAAAAGGCGTTCGCGCCTGTAAGATGAGATAGGGGAAGATTATGTTACCTGTACTAGGAGCAGCAGCAACGCTACTTAAATCAAAAGGCGTTAGAGAAGCCATTAAAAAATACGGTACTAAGGCTGTTGAAGAAGCTAAGAAGCAGATAGCCAAGCGCAGTTCGGCTATTGATAAGGCAGCTAAAAGCGTTAACGACAAAACTCTTGGCACTACAAAAAGATCGTTATCTAAAGCTTCAACCGAAATGCGAACCGCTAACAAAGGGCCGTCTTCTCGGAACCAAGTGAAGTTGAACAAGAACAATCCTATTGGAGTCCAAGGTAGTAAAGTTCGTAGCACCGCTGGCGGAGCCCTTAAAAAAATTAAGAAGGCAAAACCTGTTAAAAAGATGATGGATGGTGGGAAGGTTCGTGGTTACGGTATGGCTCGCGGTGGCAAAGCCTGTAAGATGCGATAATGCGTAGGTATTATAAGTCTGGCGGAAAGATATGTTCTAAGGGTAAATCGTGGGCAAAACGAACCTTTGATACATATCCTTCCGCGTATGCAAACATGGCAGCATCGAAGTATTGCAAAGACCCTAATTATGCAAAGGGATCAAAGGGTAAGAAGTAATGGGCGATCTTAAAAAATGGGTAGACCAAGATTGGGTTAGGATTGGTACAGACGGTAAGATTAAAGGTAAATGTGGAACGTCTAAAGACAAAAAGAACCCAGATAGATGTTTGCCTAGAAGCAAAGCGCAATCTCTTAGTAGCGGCGAAAGAGCAGCTACAGCTAAGAAAAAGAAACGTGCGGGATCAAAAGGAGCTACTGTAGTGAAAAATACAAAGCCTGCTACTGTTAAGTTACGTAAAGGCGGACTCGCTAGAGGAAAACGATCTATTGCTACAGGTTGTGGGCAAGTAATGTCTAATAGACGGAAGAAAACACTTTACATTTAAGGGTATAAAATATGAAAGGTGTAAAACACTACAAGAGAGACGGCACTGAACATAAAGGCACTAGCCACAAAATGCCTGACGGTTCTCTGCATAGTAATAAGTCTCACACTAAAACAAGTGTAAAGTTATTTCATATGAACGAGCTTTCTGTGAGAGCCAAAAATAAAGCTCGCGGAAAGAACGCCCCAAAGAAAGGTAAGTAATAATGACCACATCAAGTACTACTGCGTTTGATATGGAGTTCACAGAGATCGCAGAAGAAGCGTTTGAACGTGCGGGACGAGAGATGCGTTCTGGATATGACCTACGCACTGCACGTAGATCCATGAACTTGCTTACTATTGAGTGGCAAAACCGTGGCATTAACATGTGGACGGTAGACAGTGGCCTCATTGATTTGATTAAAGGGCAGACACAGTACCCGCTCCCTGCGGATACTATAGACTTGTTAGAGCATCAGATACGTACAGGTAGTGGTAACACAGCTACTCAAACTGATCTTACTCTAAATCGTATTAGTGTAAGTACTTACGCCTCTATCCCTAACAAGTTATCACAGGGTAGACCAATACAGCTATACATAGAGCGGTTGCGTGATGCTCCTCTAGTTAACGTGTGGCCTGTACCAGACAATAATGATTACAAACTGTACTACTGGCGTATGCGCCGCATACAAGACGCAGGTAGTGGTGTACAGACTGCGGACATGAACTTTAGGTTCTTTCCTTGTTTAGTAGCGGGTTTGGCTTATTATATAGCTATGAAACTTCCTGAAATGATGGATCGCGTACCAATGTTGAAGGCTGTATACGACGAGCAATTTGAACTTGCCGCAGGAGAAGATAGAGAAAAGACTTCCGCTAGGTTTGTACCTCGTATTGGATATGTGTAATGGGTGCTAGGTTTGCTTCTAATAAGAAAGCTATAGGCTACTGTGATGTATGTGGATTCCAGTATAAACTACGGGAATTACGCGCTTTAATAGTAAAAGGACAAAATACTCATATAAAAGCTTGTATAGAGTGTTGGAATGAAGACCAACCACAGTTAAAATTAGGAGAGTTTCCTGTAGATGATCCACAAGCACTACGTGATCCTCGCCCAGATCAAAGTTTAGGAGATTCAGGAAATACTAGTAGTAGAGATATTCAGTGGGGTTGGAACCCTGTAGGAGGAGGAAACGTCCCTTACGGGTTAACTCCCAACATATTATTAATAACTGGTAGTGTAGGCCAAGTTACTGTAACTACCACATAGGAGTAATACTATAATGCTTAAAGGCAAACAGTCTAAAATGGACAAAAACAAAGACGGTAAGATTTCTGGTGCTGACTTTAAAATGATGAAAGATGGCGGTAAAGTAGGCTATTCAAAAGGCGGTAAAGTAAAAATACGTGGTACTGGTGCAGCAACCAAAGGTTTGTATGCTAGAGGGCCAATGGCTTAAACCATGAATTACACTGAACTAAAAACTAATATTCAGGATATCTGCGAGGCTACATTCACGGCAGACCAGCTTGCTATGTTTACAGAACAAGCAGAGCAAAAAATATATAGTTCGGTTCAAATTCCTGCATTACGCAAGGTAGATGATGGGCCGTTAGTACAGACAAATAAGCTATATACCCTACCTAGTGATTACTTATATACGTACAGCATATCTATAATAAGTGATAGCACTCACACGTACTTGTTAAACAAAGACGTTAACTTCTTACGTGAAGCTTACCCCGTAAACACTGCGGCTAATTACGGTGCTCCTAAGTTTTATGCCTACTATGGGCAGACTCAACTTGAGCTTGCTCCTACCCCCAATGCTAACTATGAGTTAGAACATATCTACGGGTATTATCCTGCGTCTATAGTTACAGCAGGCACTACTTGGTTAGGTACTAACTTTGATTCTGCGCTACTAAACGGGGCTTTACTAGAAGCTATACGATTCCAAAAAGGTGAACAAGACATCATTGCTAACTACGAGAAGATGTATTTATTATCTATGACACTTCTAAAGAACCTTGGAGATGGTAAGCTACGTCAAGATGTATACCGTTCTGGGCAGTTTAGAACTCCAGTAAGTTAAGGAATTAACTAGATGGCAATAACTCAAACAATGTGTACTTCTTTTAAAGTCGCTCTTCTTGATGGAGAGATGGACTTTAGTAGTAACACAAGTCAGACATTTAAGATCGCGTTGTTCACGTCTTCAGCGGATTTAGATGCCGACACAGTTGCGTATGCGAGTACTAATGAAGCATCAGGTACAGGGTACACTGCTGGAGGAGAGACACTAACAATATCTACTAATCCAACGTCTACTGACACAACTGCGTTTCTTACCTTTGCAACAGCTTCATGGGCTAATTCTAGTATTACGGCTCGTGGCGCACTTATATATAGGTCATCAGGCTCTGGGAATAACGCTATTACAGTGTTAGATTTTGGCGCAGATAAAACAACTTTAGCAAACACGTTTACAGTAACGTTCCCTACAGCAGACAAAAATACAGCTATCATACGAATAGCTTGAGGTTAAATAAATGGCAACGCAATATACTTCAGTTTTAAAACTAGCCCTACCTACACAGGGAGAACTTAGTGGCTCGTGGGGTAATGTAGTAAACGATAACATAACCACCATGATTGAGCAGGCTATTGCTGGACTAGCGGTAATAAACACATGGACTAGCAATTCCCATACACTAACTTCTGCTAATGGTACTACTTCTGAGTCTCGTTGCGCGATGCTGTCTCTTACTGACTCCGCTAGCGCCCTTGGAGGAGCCGCGTCTGTAATTTGCCCTGCTCTTGCTAAAACTTACATCGTTAAGAACGCTTCTGGTCAAGCAGCTACACTAAAAACAGCAAGTGGGTCGGGTATTGCTATACCTAATGGTAAGACTATGTTGTTGTTCTGTGATGGAACCAACGTATTAGAGGCTGTAAATCATGTAGTTACTATGTCTGCCGGAACACTGACCATTACGGGCTTAACTACTTTCGCCTCTCTAAAAGGTGCTGACGCAACAACAGTTACAGGCATTCTTGATGAAGATAACATGGCAAGCAACAGCGCCACTAAACTTGTTACTCAACAGTCTGTTAAAGCGTATGTTGATAGCCAAGTTGGGACAGTTGACACTCTAGCAGAAATTCTTGCTAACGGTAATACTACTGGGGGCGCAGACATTGTTGCTTCTACGGATGACAAGGTTCAATTCCGCGATGCCGCAATCTACATCAACTCTAGCGCCGATGGTCAGCTTGATATTGTCGCGGATACAGAGATTCAGATAGCCGCAACTACGATTGATATTAACGGCGCAATCAACGCAAGTGGCGAGATAATCGCCGCAAGTTTAGATATTAGTGGAGACATAGATGTAGATGGAACAACCAACCTAGACGTTGTTGATATTGATGGTGCTGTTGACATGGCTACAACCCTAGCTGTTGCAGGTAATGTAGACTTTAACGGTGATTTAGATGTAGATGGAACAACCAACCTAGACGTTGTAGACATAGATGGTGCTACGCAAATTGACGCTACTCTTAGTGTAGGTGTCGATGATACAGGATACGATGTTAAGTTTTTTGGAGCTACCTCTGGCAAAAGTTTATTGTGGGATGAAAGTGCTGATAGTTTAATTGTTACAGGCACAATAGATGCGACAACCGTTGAGTTTGATAATCTTTCAGGCACGGGCGCGGTTAATGTTACAAATATCCTTGACGAAGACAACATGGCGTCTGACAGTGCGACAGCCCTCGCAACTCAACAGTCTATCAAGGCGTATGTAGATGC